ATGGTTTCATTGAAAATGAAGATTATTTTATTGAAAATCAACGTTCGCCAAAATTGGCGAGTCAAGTTTCAACGCACGGAGGTTTTCGTCATAGAATAGACTATTACCTTACTGTCAATATGGCAAAAGAGCTGGCAATGGTAGAACGCAATGAATGGGGCAGGAAAATACGCCGTTACTTCATTGAAATGGAAAAGATAGCCCAGCAATCTATCATCAAAATGCCCCCCTCTCTCAATGTTTACGGCAAGGAAGCTTTGCCATACATTGAAAGCCTTCTATTACACGGCTACTCTGTCAATAGCGGTTCTTATCATCGCCGTATTCGCAAATACCCCCAGCACTTCTACCGCACTGCCCAAGGTAAGTGGTACATCAATCGTGAGTTTTTTGAGGCTCTTTTGCAACTGCGCAACGGTTATCAGCAGCTTACCAAGGTCCAAGGACTGCCACAAGTAGTACAATTATCGTTAAAACTTTATGAAGCATAACACTATGAAAGTAGGAGACAGAGTAAGAGAAATTCCAGATGAATTTGGCTGGGTAATGAAAGAAGGAGTCGGTATAGTCCTTAAAGTCTACAACGTAGGAGAGGAAACTCGTGTAGATGTAGACTTCGGAGATGGAGGAATTTATATCTATTTTATAGAGCATTTAGAAAACGTTTAAACACTATGAAAGTAGGAAACAAAGTAAGAGTATCGCCTTTTATCACCACAGACCCTTACGGTAAAACAGGGCAAGTAGGCGTATTAACGGGGGTATGTACCCGTGGAGATTTAGAGTTAGGCATTGTAACCTTTGCCGATAACAGTGTAGGTATCTACAATGTAGAATGTTTGGAACCCATAAAAGAATAATACTATGAAAAAGCTACTAAAAAAACTTCTCGCACCATTGATACGAGAAGTTATCGCAGAGGAACTTAAAGAGGTTCGCCCTATCGTTAAAGAACTTTTGAAGCGGGAAGCAGCTCGCCAACTTTCAAACATTTAAAAACCCTTTAAACCCTATTAAAAATGAAAGTAAAAACCATTTATCTCATCAATGAGGACTTCCTCATCATCGGCAGAGAAATACGCACTACCTTCTTAGGTATCGTCGTAAAAAGAGAAAAAATAGAGTACCACTAATAACACTACATCACGTTTTTTATATTTTGATTTTATTGTTGTTTTCCCCAGTGGTTGGTATGACCAACAGCATTAAGCGCAGCTCGCAACTGCACTGGGGAGCAAGGCAAACGCCAAAAAAAACAAAACTATGTACGCATTCCAAAATAACATATTATCTATCCCCGCACGCCTGCTCTATAGCGATTGGAAGGTAGTTACTTATGAGTACTACAAAAAGCTATGTGCTCGTGGTAAGCTCCAAGTTACCCAACCAGGCAAAGGACAAGGTAATGAAGCGTGGGTAGCCTTCGAGAGCCTCCCCGTAGTGAAAGGTGTGAATACAAAAGAATTTTGCGTGCGTATGCTCGGCAAGCCCGAAGAGGCTCACATCGTTACCAATGTATTAGAAGAGTATATTGTACCCGACCCCGAAGCCATCAACTTCTTTGCCGAGCACCGCAAACCTAACGGCAAATCACTCCCCCTCCCACAGCAGAGGGAGAAAGCCACCTCCGCTATGATACTGGGTGCCATCGAAACGCTACTTAAAAGCCGTCCGCTCACAGCCAAAGCCTTTGGCAAACGCAAAACACAAATATGGCAAAACATCAGCGAAGCAGTGAATGCGCTAAACCCCGAAAAGTGGAGTTTCTCATTACCTAACAACCCACGAAGCCTACAACGCAAATACAACCAATTCCTTACCGAGCGTTACGCTACCTTTATTCACAAGGGCGAGGGCTCCGACAATGCCAAAATAGTAACCCCTACAATGGAACGCCTCTTTATATCCATCTGCTGTATGCCTAATAAACCTTACATCAGTTCGGTATACGATATTTACAAGCAGTTTCTATACGGCGAAATAGAACTTTTCGACCGCGCTACGGGCGAACTCTTTAATGTAGACGATTTTTGTGATGAGAATGGCAACCTCTTAGAGGTCTCTGAAAGCACTGTAAAACTATGGCTTAGCAAAGCCGAAAATCAGCTTATCATAGCCAAAGCCCGCAATGGCGAGTACGATTTTAGCCACAAGTTGCGCCCTCACGTTCACCGCCACGCACCTCTCTACTCAATGAGTAAAATAACCCTTGATGACCGCGATATAATGCACACCAAGCTACCCGACGGCAGCAAAGTAATGGCATACTATGCTTATGATGTGATGAGCACCGCCCTTATAGGTATTGCTCACAGCAAGAAAAAAGACACCGAGCTGTTCTTAGACTGCTTCCGCTCAATGTTTCAGTTCACTACCTCCTACGGCTTGGGTACCCCAATGCAGATAGAAGTAGAACGACACCTAACAGGAGAGTTTGCCGACGGGCTACTGAAAGCCAACAACCTATTTCCGTTTGTGCGGTTCTGTAACCCTACCAACTCACAAGAGAAGTATGCTGAGACAATGATACGAGGTAAAAAATACGGCATTGAGAAGGATAGACACCAAAACGTAGGTCGCCACTATGCCCGCCGTGATAGCAACCGCACCACACAACAGAAGATATTCGACGAGTTCAACAACAATTATAAAGAAGCCAAAGCCTCTTATGATGATATTGTAGCAATGGAACTCCAAGAGCAAACCCTATACAACAACCAACCCCACCCCGACCAACAACGCTTCCCTGGGAAGACACGTTTGGAGGTATTTTTAGAGAACGTAAACCCTAATTTGCCACAACTCAACCGAGCCCTTTTAGCCCAATACATAGGCAAATGCACCACTACTACCATACGCCGTAGCCAATACGTAACCGTACAATACCAAAAATACCAACTACCCAACCCGCAAGTACTTACCTTATTAGCCCCCAACAACTACCAAGTAGAAGCCTATTACTTGCCTAATAAGGACGGTATTACCGAAGTGTATTTATACCAAAACGGAGCCTTTCTTTGCACTTGTAGCCCTGTGCCTACCTTCAACCGAGCTAATGCCGAATGGACTCAGCACGATGAGCAACAATATGCCGAAGCAATGAGCTATGTTACCCAGTTCGACCAAATGGTACGTGCCCAATCAGTGCAAAAGCTCAACCGCTTAGGAAGCCTCACCGCACCCATACCCAACGCTACCGAAGTAGACTACACACCCGTAGACTACACCGAGACACCCGCACTCAACTATCAAGAGTACAGCAAAACAAAAGTAGAAACCATAAATAAAGCATTATTAGACTTATGATAACCACAGCCCTAAAAGAAAAAATCGTACAAGCAATTGCCGAAAACCGACAAAACTACCGCTACGATGCCCAACACGCCAAAAGTCTCGGCATCGACAAAGCCCAGTACAATCGTATAATGCAAAAAGGAGAACGCGAACGCGTGCTTTCCGATGCCAAATGGATAAGCATCGCCCGCAAACTACAAGTGCAACTCCGTGACGAGGCTCCTTGGGTAACCGTCGAAACCGAAACCTTTCAGTACATCTACAGCCAGCTTACCGCCTGCCAAACACGCTCGCTTTCGGCTATCCTATGCGACCGTGCAGGTATAGGCAAAACACACACCGCCAAAGTATATGTAAGCAAAAATAAAAACGCCGTATATATAGATTGCTCGCAAGTAAAAACCAAACAAAAACTTATACGCAAAATCGCACAAGAGTTTGGCATTACCTATACAGGACGATATGCCGAAGTGTATGAAGATTTGGTTTACTACCTAAAACAGCTTGAAACCCCTTTAGTGATATTAGACGAAGCCGGCGACCTCGAATACCACGCCTTTTTGGAACTCAAAAGCCTTTGGAATGCCACCGAATACGTATGCGGTTGGTATATGATGGGAGCCGACGGCTTGCAGGCTAAAATCGACCGTAATAAGGGTATTAAAAAAGTAGGCTATGCCGAAATATTCGACCGCTACGGCTCCAAATACAGCCGTGTAAGTCCCCCCTCCGACAAAGAAGCCATCGAAGCCTTCCTACTTAGCCAAATAGCCCAAGTAAGCCAAGCTAATGGCTCAACTATCAGCCCTGCACAAATGTACGCTAACACCGCAGGAAGCCTCAGAAAAGTACGCACCGAAATTGAAAAGCAACGCCTACAACAACTCAATGATGGAAAATAACGAAAAAACAATCATACCCCGCGCCTATACCTACGAAGATTTAGCACGCAAAAAGTATAAAACAATCGACCTATCACCCCAATGGACAGACCATCTCGGCAAGGTAGAAAGAAGCGGCAGCCTCCTTATCTATGGCGACTCAGGGCACGGCAAAACCACTTATGCCCTCCAACTAATGAAAGAGCTATGCCAAAAAGAAAAGGTACTATACAACTCCTTAGAAGAGTGTGGCAGCCTATCACTCATTGAAAACCTCGACCGCTACGGGCTCAAACAGTACCGAAAACGCTACACCGTGCAAAAAGAATATGTAGATAAAATGATGCTACGCCTGGACCGTCCACAACAACCTAAAATAGTATTTATTGACAGCATACAAGAGTGTTTCGACGGCAAGCCCGCAAGCCTATACAACAAGCTCATCGAAGCATTTCCTAACACCCTCTTTATTGGCATATCACAAACCGACAGTAAGGGGAACCCAAAAGGAGCCGTTGCTAACAAATTCTACTGGCTTAGTCAAAACCGCATTTATGTAAAAGACTTCCGAGCCTACATCGAAAAAACACGTACTGGAGCCAATGAGTTAGAGCCCTATCTCATCTCAGCCGAAAAAGCCCAAGAACGCGAATTTAAACTCTTAAAAACACCCTAACACCTATGAATACAATACCCCAACAAATCACCTATCGCCACGCCCTCGCCCGCCAATTAGGACTCACCTACCTCCAGTACGAAAACCTCCGTTATGAGTTCTATATAGATTGGTGTATCCACCTTTTAGCTTGTCCCCCTTCGGGGGTTCGGGGGCTACAACTCAAAACCCTCATCACCCACGACACACTAATCAACTGGTACGACGACCAATGGCACGCCCTTGTCGAGCAAGCCATACACCGACACTACGGACAAGACATCACCATCTACACCCCAGAAGAGATGCTTGACCTTATTAGCTTCTACGCCGCCAACATCTTAGAATACTATCCAAGCGTGCTACTAAAGAAAATAACTGCCCGTGCGGCTCGCACCGAACACTAACCGAACACTAACCGAAGATAAACCGAACACAAGATGAGAATAGAACTCAACGAAATAAGCGACTACGAGTATATCAATCGCAAGCTCAGAGAGCACGCACAAGAGCTCCTCAAAACCGCCAAAAAACAAAAACGCCCCACACGATACCTCCCCCAAGGCATCAGCGGCGATAATGTAACTTGGTGGGCAGACCTCAAAAAATACGGCAAACTAATAACAAAATAACAATGAAAAGTAGATTTTTAGCATACACCGAAGCCCTATCGCTCGACACTTTCGTACAAATACTCACCTTCGAGCAACGGCTACAAACCTGCCAATACCGCGCAGGTAAAACCGACAAAGTACCCACCTTAGTCCAAGAGCTACAAGACTGGACAGAGCGAAAACGCTGGCTGCCACCCACCTTTCGCTACGACCCTAACACCTTAGAACTACAGCGGCAAGACGACAACGAACAATGGCAACCACTAACCACACACCCCCTATACAAAGCCAAAGTAACAAGATATTAACAAATAACAATTATCAATTATGACAGTAGATTTAAGTAAACTCACAGCCGACCAACTCAAAGCAGAACTACAACGCCGCGAGCAAGCCCAAAACGAAAACCGCGAAGCATACAAAGCCCTCGTCAATGAAGCCATACCACAAATCATCGGTAAGCTGCAAACCTATTCCGAGCAAATGGCAGAGGTGAAATTGCATACTTTTGAAGCCCTCAAAATCTTGTTAGACACCAAAAATGAAGTTTATGATGTTAAGGGAGACCAACAGAGCCACACCTTCACCGATAAGCACGGCAACACCATCACCTACGGATTCCGCGTTATCGACAACTGGGACGACACCGTAAATGCAGGCATCGAAAAAGTCCGCGATTTTATAGCCTCCCTCGCCAAAGACGACGACAGCGCCAAACTCGTAACCGTTATCAACCGCCTGCTCAAGAAAGACGCCAAAGGCAACCTAAAAGCCTCCCGCGTACTCGAACTCACTCGTGTAGCCAAAGAATTTGATAACCCCGCCTTCACCGATGCCGTAACCATCATTGCCCAAGCCTACCGCCCACAGCGTTCCGCCTTCTATATCGAAGCCAACACCCTCGACGAGCAAGGTAAAAAGTGTAACATACCTTTGTCACTCTCATCGGTAGACTTCCCCCCTGGTACCGATATTAAAAACCTCTTCCCAGTACACGAAAAGTACGAAGAGCAAGTCACCGCATAACACTACACTTTTAGCCGTTTCGATGGCTAAAAGATGCTCCTCCGCCCTTAGTAAGTCGCTGGCAATAAGAGGACGCTTTTATGAGACCCACTAAGGCGAGGAGCTATTTTTAAACAACGTTTAAACAGCATTTAAAAATGAAAGAAACCCCAATAAAACCCCACCAAATACGTATCCTCCAAACCTTTTTAGGCAAACGCTTTAAGGACAGAGAAGCCCGCCTACACTTCGTATGTAGCTTTATTGGCAGAGAGCTCCCAAGTACCAAGAACCTAACAGAAGACGAATTTTTCGCTATAGCCCAGCACCTTGGCTACCATTTCGAGATGCACGCCTATTTCGATGCCCAAAACAAGCAACACCTAAAGCTATTAGCCCTATGCCACGAACTCGGCTGGCGAGACGAAGCCAACCCAAAATATGCAGATATAACACGCCTTGGCAAATGGTTTTGTAGTAGCAAAAACCCCTTTAAAAAAAGCCTCCAAAACCTCACCCCCAGTGAAGTAGGCAAAGTGAACAACATCTTTGAAAAAATGATCACCCAACGCTATGAAAGAAAGTAAAAAAGGGGTCAGGTGTCAGCTGTCAGGTGTCAGTTCTGCCACGTCCGACACGTCATTTGTCATTCGTCATTCGTCATTAAACACCTGTCCCCACAAGCATAAAGAGCTCCGTACCCTTGCCCACTACTGTACCGTAGAAGTAACCGCTCTCTTTTGCAAAGACTGTGGCAAGCAATTAACAAAAGAAGAGTGGAATGTATAACAATTTAAACACAAAATACAATGGAAAATAAAAAAGTAACAATTAACGAATTAGGCATAACAGTAACATACCAAGTTAGATTTAGCGGTGAAGTTACTGAAAAAGTAGCAAAACAATTACAAGCTATACACAAAGAAGGAATGGTATATAGTGAAGACGATGATCCTCTAACCAATCACCCCTACAAAG